CCTTTGGCAAAGGCTATAGCCATAGCCTTAGTGAGTTAAGAAAATTCTTAGGGCTGTTAGATCAATTGGTAGAAAAGAATAACATGATGATCTGCTTGATCTGTCATACGCACAATATAACAAAGAACGATCCTCTTTTGGAACCTTATAGTTTCATTTCGTTAAAGCTACATCAAAAGGCATCAAGTCTAGTCAAAGAGTGGAGTGACTTTTTGCTATTTGCAAATTTCGATACAAGGACCATTCAAAAAGGAGAGGGGTTCAATAAAAAAACTATCGCAGTAGGAAGCGATAGTCGAATATTACACACTTCTGGCTCAACCAGTTTTGAAGCTAAATCGAGACGACCATTGACCGATGAGAACAATCGTCATCAGATTCCACTTAGTTATAACGCATTTAAAAAAGCTTATTCAGAATCAAAGATAATCAAAAAGGAGAATAAAAATGTTGCCTAAATTTATACCTGTACCCGAACGAGAAATAGAGCTTAATCCTGGGGAGTTTTTACCACCTAAGATACTTAAACCTGGCACTTATAAAGTAATAGTGGAACGAACCAAAATTATTAGTAAGGAAACTGGAACCACTATTTTATTAGCCCTAAAAGAACCAGATCAAAATGCTGATATCACATCCTGGCTATCTATTTTTCGTAACGGAGAACAAGATGATATTGCTCTTGGAAAATTATCGAGAGCATTTATCTGCTTTGGAGAAGCCATACCTGTAGGAGAAGAAATATCTGAAGAGTTATTAAGCAAACTTGTTGGAAAAATGGGCAAGGTTAAAGTTAAGACAAAAGCTGCTTATCAATCAAGACCACCTACAAACGATGTTCAGTTGTTCTTACCACCTAAAAAAGAAGAAGATGATTTAGCAAAAGATTTAGGTGCTGTAAAAGAAGATGTCCCTTCGTTTTTACATGATGACGACTAAAGAATGAAAAAAGTACCCATAGATCAGCTTGTCAATCTGTCTGATGATAATTCTACCCCTTTATCACGAAGGCACTATTTAGGAGCCTCACAGATTGGCAAGCAATGTAGCAGAGAGTTATTTTTAAACTGGAGATGGTGTTTCCCACCTATCAATAATTCAAGGCTAGAAAGGATTTTTGAGCTTGGACACATTTTAGAAGAACAGATTGCAAATATCTTTAAAGATAAAATTTCTGGTGTTGATTTAATAACTCATGAAAAAGGAAAACAGATCGGCTCTAGTTTTTTCGGTGGCCATCTGCAATATCACATTGATGGATTGTTAAATACAAAAACTAGTAGCGGCTTGCACTTGTGGGAGTGCAAGACCGCTAATCAGACAAGATATAAAAAATTGCTTAGAGAAGGTTATAAAAAATTCTCTCCTGAATATCATAGTCAAATTATGTTTTACTGCGGGGCCTTGAAAGAACAAACAGACTTAAACATAAGTGATGAAATCTTAGTTAATGTTTACAATAAAAATACAAGTGAAATCTACTCAGAGAGCATCGAATTTGAGCCTACAATCTATGAAAAACTAAAAGACAAGGCACAATGGCTTTTAAATTTAAAAGAGCCTCCTGTAGGCGCTTATAGGGCTTCTGATTATCAGGTTAAAAACTTTATGAGCGAGGAAGAAAGAGGTATTTATACTGGCAAATTCACGCCTGGTAGCGTGAATTGCCGCAATTGTAGATTCTCTAAACCTGATATTAAAAATACTAGTGATAAGGCCATCTGGGGATGCCTTAAAAAAAAGAAATTATTAAGTATTAAGGATCAGCAGAAAGGATGTTTTGAGCATCAGTTTATACCAGAGCTTGTTCCAGCTAGACTCATCAATGACAGAGATATGGTTTATCAGAAAGACGATTTAATTTTTACTAATAGCCCTGCTTCAGAAACAGGAGACGATTGTTTTACATCTAGTGAGATCGCTTTCTTATCAAGAAATGATTGGAAAGTTAATGACACTAGAAATTTAAAAGAATTGCGGAGCGAGTTTGGTGCTGAAATATTGTCAGTAGAAGCTAATGAGTGAAATAGAAAATAAGTTATCTAGTATTCAAAACATTATTAATAGGTTAGATGGGGAGCTTCGCACGATAAGGAGCCAAATCGTATTTATTAAGTCGCAAATAAATAGAGACGGACCTTTAAAAGAGGAACAGCCTCCTCCAAAGGAGGCAGTTCCATTTGAAGCTTATTTAAAAAAGCAATGTGAGGAGGATTAAATGGATAAAGTTTTAACAGCGATAAAAGAAACAAATAAATCTATTCCTTGTTTGATTAATGATTTGCAGTATATAAAAGAACAAATAACTATTATAGAAGGAGTTTTAAAACTTTTTACTGAAGAAGAGCTACAAGGAATAAGAAAAAAAAATCAAGACCAGCTACGACATGAGAAGAAGATATTTGGAGGATGTTAAATGGAAAATAATGATTGGATGACAACTAAAAAGTTTTATGCACTAAACCCTAATATTCATGCAAGTTTAGAATCTTTAAGAGCAGAAATATCAAGAAGGCATATTAACGGACTAGAAGATGCAATATTAGAAAAAAGAGTATCAAATGATATGTCAGTAAGACCTATCATTTTGGTTAGCCCTAGTAGATATTATAAATGGCTAGGAATCGAAGAATCAGCTTAGAGCATTTAAAATTAATTCTTCGCTAGTTTTTACATAAGTCGTAGTTGTTTGTATGCTCTTCCATCCTAAAGCAGCCATTAACTCATAATGTGTTTTACCCTGTTCTGCAAATAATGTAGCCTTTAAATGCCTGAAGCTATGAAAAGTAATATTTTCTTTGTTTTCATCTGGTTTAATACCAGCTACTTTTCTAGCATGATCAAGATATTGAGCGGGATCCCAACTTGCACCACAATGCTTAGGAAATAATTTTTTATCTTTAGGGTGCTTGTTCATTAAATCTATAACTTCTTGTGATAATTCTTTTGGTAAAAAAGTAACTCTTTTTTCATCATCATTTTTTAATCTTTCCTTATCAACGCCAGATCTACTAAAAGTTATTTTAATGCCTTTTCCCATGCTCAAAGCTTTTCTATGAGATTCAATATTTTCATCTAAAATAGTAATGTCGCTTTTTTCTAAAGCATGAACCTCCCCCTTTCTAGGTCCAAGCTCAATAACTATCCTTAAAAATAATGGAAAATAATCCCAAACAGGATTATCAGGTCTTGCTTCTGCAATTTTTCTGATAGCTGTCAGTATACTTTTAATTTCTTGTTCCGTAGGTAGCCTTTTTCTTTTGAAATTCCATGTTATTTTGCTATCTTGCAGTTTTTTTATTGGATTGTAGCCAATCCACTTTTGTTCTGTAGCTATTTCAAATAAATGATGAAGCCATAATAAATAATGGTGATATGTTTTAGTGTTTTCTATAGGAACAAATCGTTTAGATCTTTTACCCCATCCTTTTGTTTTTCCAAACTCTAGCAAAGTCTCATGTATCAATTTGGATGTTAAGTTCTGTATTTTGATACTTTTCCACTTATATGTTGATAAGTTTTTCCAGCAACTAAAATAGTTCTCTATTGTTTCTTGGTTATTTTGGCCTTTCTTTTTAAATTTTATGAGCTTATTCAGTTCATTTGGATTCTTTTTAATCCAGTCTATAGCATCTGCAAAGGTCCTTTTGTTGTCTGGAGCATACTGTTTAGTATTAAAAGAATCCTGTATCTCTTGTCGTTTCGCTTTAGCCTCTCTTAGAGTCTTATGAAAGCTCCTATGATTTAACCCTAAAGATTTTCTTACAATTCTAAGCTCATAGCGAGTGCTGCCATGTTTAGTTACCTTAGTAGGTTTATTGTTAAATACGATTGACATAACTTCCCCACGAAATAATGTATATCGTTAGAGATTACCAAAATAAAAGTAAAAGTCAAAAATCTGCCACCAGATCTGCCACCGAACACTAATTTATAAGCAGTTTTGACTGCTTATAAATACCTAAAAACATAAGAGATTCAATTACTTAGATTGGTAGCGGGGGTAGGATTTGAACCTACGACCTTCGGGTTATGAGTTTTCACAAATACGATTATATGAATTACTAGAGTTATAACTATATGATTTGGTTGAGGTATTTATTTACGAGAAATACTAGAATTACACGAATTGAGGGGAATAATGAAAAATCTACCTACGGATCTACCTACGAAATAGACATTTTCGGGCTATTAACCCGAAGGTCGTTAAGGGTTACTATACCACTAATTC